CATGCTTTGCCGCGCCTGCTGCTCGGTCAGGCCGTCAAAGGTGAGGCGCTGGCCGTCGGCAAACTGAGCCACAAGGCGGAACGCCGGGAAAATCTGCTGTGTGTTGTCCATGGGGTGCCTCCTGTCTTGTTGCATTATAACACGAAATAGTGCGCAGGTCTATTCAAACTCGGATAAATGCTGGAAAAGGGCCTGTTCAATCCCGCGGCGCTGGCACTCGCCGGTGCGGTCAAGCTGTATGCTGCCGTCTTGACCGGCGGAAATGGTGCAGCCGCACTTCCAGATATACATGGCCTGCGTGATGATGTCCAAAGTCAGATAATCGCAGAGGGCGAGATCATAGGGGGTAACAGAGGAACTGGAGCCGCCATTGAATAGATTGTGAGCGGAGCGGATGGCTGTAAATTGACTGTCAGACAGTTCCGCCCGGCGGGCGACGGACAAAATACCGGGGAAACTGATACCGTCGGGGCAAATTTTGCGTCGGGCGATGTCACACAGCGTTTTGTCGGCGGAAAGGATATAGACGGCGGCCATGTATCCGCCGTCCCGCTGGCGAGCGGGGGCGGAGCTGGCGGCCAGGGATATGAGTTCACAGTAGCGGGCATAGTGGTTCTTGTGGTCAATCATTGGGATACCTCCTGTTCGTTTGGCTCGTAGTAGGCCAAGACTTCACCGGTCACGCTGTCGTGGCGGCTGATGATGGTATAGCCGAACTGTGCAAGATCGTCGCGGGCAGCCTGGAGGACGGCGGCCTGATATTCCGGGCCGCGCTGTGCAAAGCGGTCGGGCTTTGTGTAGCGGCGGCGGAAGTCCTCAACAGAGGATGCGGGAACCTGGTATTTTTTGAACTTTTCATACAGAATTGACATGGGGCAATCTCCTTCAATTCTCTGCTGAGCTGTCGCCCATGGGGACAACGCGCCATTCTTCGGGGCGAGTTTTGGCGGAACGGATTGCTTCAAGGGGTTCCCTGCTCTCGCAGATGGCGGCCTGTTTCCAACGGTAGCTTTGGCAGGTTCGATTTTTAGTCTGCTCCTCACGGACGATATGAAGCTGCTTGTATTCCAGAACATACATATTTGCGGCCTTTCTGCCCTTTACCCTGGGCGGCGGGTTTTGTATGGGGTGCCGTCGCTTTGTGCCGGTGCGGCGGCTCCAAGGTGTCCGGGTACCATTTCCGTGGGGTCACGAAAATGGTTGTCAATCAAGGCCAAGGGCGCGGCGGGCGGCCTGCTCTGCGTTGGGTGTCAACTGCCGCTGCCATGCGCTGTATCGGGGAGACCAGCGGAAGCCGTTGGATTTGAGTGCGGCGCGGGTCTCCTCGTCGGGCTTTTCGTCAAAGAGGATTTGGAGCCGGTCGGCCTCCAGGTTGCGGACGATCTCGCCGCCGTCAAATTTGGTGTTTTCGGCGGGCTGTGTCTGCTGGGCGGCTCGGCTGTCCAGCTCGGCAAGGCGGGCTTCCACCCGCTTGATCTTGCCCCGCAGGCTGGAAAGCTCATAGTCGGGCATGGGCTTTTGCGCCCAGGAATAGGCGCTTTGGATGGCGGCGTCATTTTGGGCGGCGGTTTCATCGCTCATACCAGGGAAGCCCTTCAAGGTCTTGTGCTTGCGGTAGTAGGCGTTCATGGCCTTGCCGGTGTCCAACCTGTTTTGTAACTGCTGGAGCTGATCGGTGAGCATTTCACGGGCGTGAGGGTCGGCCAGATCGATGGGGCCGGAGCCGACGGTTTTGATTTTGTGCAAGATGGCCTCGATCTCTTTGTACTCCTGCCACAAGCTGTCCTCGCGGGCGTTCTGGCGCTGCTTTTTCTTCACCGGGAAGTTGGAGCCGCCGGAAACAAGGATACTGGGACAGCTTGCGCCGTTGCGGTTGTAGTCGTTCGTCCACTGGGCGAGGCGGCGGGCGTAGCGGTCAAGTAGGGCGTCCAGCTTGCCGTGGTAGTAGGGACTTGTGGCGGCCTTGCAGCGCTCAACCAGGGCGGCGGCTTTGTCCACGCTGGCCCGGTATTCGTTTGTGGCGCGGCCTGCGGGGTAGTCTCGCATGGACATCATCTCGTGCGCCCGGCGGGCCGTCTCCTCGTCGATGGGGTAATATTTGACGGCGGGGGCTTTCTGGGCTTGCTCCTGGGGCTGTGCGTCGTTGTGGCCGGTGGCGTCAATGATCTCGTCCAGATCGGCGGTCAATAGGCTTTGCTGTTCGTACATGGCTTTTCCTCCTTGGTTTTGGGTGGTGGGGTTATTGGTCGGCTTCCTTGGCCGCCTCCGGGGTGCCGGAATAGTTGTAATCAAGCCCGTGCTGCTCCATGAGATCGGAAACCGCCTGACCCGTCAGGCCGGAGAAGCAAAGGGTCTCGTCAACAACCGTTGCCCCCAGCGTGGCGGCAAGGTCGGACAGGCTGCCGAAGTGGTTCAGGACTGCGGCATAGATTTTGGGTTGCGGCATGGTAGAAACCTCCCTGTTTTGGATTTGGGTTTTGGCCCATGAGCGCCCCCGCCCTGGTGGGAGCGGGGCCGGGCTTGCACCGGCGGCGCGTTTGCGTCGGCCTTGCGGGCTTACAGTTTTAGAAGCCGCCGGGCGGTGTCCTCGTCGATGTAGTTTGACCATCCAGCACGGTGAAGCTCATCGGCGGCTTGGGAAAGGGTGATCGTGCCGTTCTGGACATCCTCGCGCAGACTATCCAGAATATTTTTGATGGGGAACGGCTCTTTGCGCATGGTATCAGCTCCTTTTGGGGTTTGTGGTTTGGCCTTGTGGCCTGGGGCCGGGTCGCTTTGTCCGGTGCGGCCCGCGAAGGTGTCCGGGGGTTGTGGTCAGTCAAGACAGGTTTCAAAGCTCATGCGGTACTGCTCTTTGAGCTTGTCATAGGCGCGGCGGGTGACGGTGTATGTGCTGCGCTACTCGTCGTAGGATATACCGCGCCCGCGGAGCTGCGGGAGATCGTCGCGGAGCGGACGGAGATAATAATGCTTGCCGTAGTATGAAAGACTGGCGGAGAAGTCGCAGCCTGTCGGGGCCTTTTCCATTTCGTAGCAATAGGAATATTCGCCGGGTTTGTCTGCGTGAACGGCGGGGGACTTTGCCGCCTCCAGTGCTTCATAGTCGGGAGCGTGGCCGAAAAGCTCACCGGTTTCGGTGTCGTAGCGGGCAACTGTAAACTCCGGGACAAAAAGCGTTGTCTGCTCGTTGATCTGCTGGGCGTAGCCGCCGGGGACGGGGGCAAAAGTGCCGTTGATTTTGCGCTCGATTGCTGCCATGGTGAAAACCTCCTCGTTTTGTGCTTTGGTGGGTGGCTTATACTCTACCGAACTGGGCAGACATAGCGCGATGATAGCAGGCGTTGAGGGCGTTTTTCATATCTCCGAATGTGGAGAAAATGCCGGTTTTGAACTCGGTAGAAAAATTGTTTTCCCGATCGAAAAGCTGGATTGCGATACCTTTGCGCCCATCGTACATGGAGTAGGAAATGGCGCGGGCGTTGCAACCGTTTTGGTTCAACTTGTCTACCAGCTCAGCGGCGTGTGCAAGAGAGGCGTTCCAATCGGTCAATCTCATATTCATTTTTGGCCTTTCTGCCCTTTACCCTGGGCGGCGGGTTTTACATGGGGTCGGGTCGCTTTGTCCGGTGCGGCCCGCTAAGGTGTCCGGGGTCCGTGTCAGGCGACGCGGACATAATAGGCGGATTTTTTGCTGCTCCACTTGGCCCCGGCGGCCTTGATCGCGTCGGCGTGGCGCTCGGTGTCTCCGGCCAGCCACACCACCGGCGCGGCGGTCTGTGCGCCCTTGATGGTGGCGGTGACGCCTGCCAGATCGGCAAAGCGGGCGGCAATCAGTTCGGCGGCGGTTTTGGGTTCGGGCTGCTCGGCGGCGGGCGCGGCCTGCTGGGCTTCCAGCTCGGCAATTTTGTTAGTGGCCCGGTAAAGATCGCCGCGCACAGCGGAAAGCTCGTCTTGTGCCTGGGCCAGCTCGGCGCGGAGTTTGTCGGCCTCGGCGGTGGCGCCGTTGTCACACTCGGCAAAGTATGCCTTGACGGCCCGGGCGGCCTTGGGTTCGGGCTTGATCGGCAGAACCAGGGCCATGGGTTCGCCGCCCACATAGGCAACGGCGGCGGAGATCGCGCCGGTGGCCCGGAGCGTTGCGGAGGGGGTGAGCGCCGCAATAAATTTTGCGTTGTAGAACGACGCCACACCGGCGGCGGGGTTGTAGTAGCTGGCGGCAGGGGCCTTGCCTGCCTGGAGGGTCAGGGGGCAGCGCTCCAGGGCGGGGGCGTTGGCGGTCTGCTCCACGGTCTCGTTAAACAGCTTGACCAGATCAAAGCCGTTATCCGCGGCCTTTTCGCCGTTCTGCATGGTGTAGTTACCGGCCTCGCAGCAGGTCACGGGCTGGACGATGGCGGCATACTCCGGGGGGTTCATCTTGTAGGCGATAAAGCCGTTGGTAACATAGATCGCGCCGTCGTCGGTCACGCGGCAGATAATGCGCTCGGAGCCTTTCAGAGCCTTTGCGGCCTCGTTGGTGTAGTTGCCCATGTACTTTTTCATGCTGATAACCTCCAGATCATCTATTTTTTTCTTGTGTGGCCCGGTGTCGGGCTGGGGTCGGGTCGCTTTGTCCGGTGCGGCCCGCTAAGGTGTCCGGCGGCTGGGTCAGCGCTTGGATTTTTCAACCTGCAAGGCGTTGAACAGGTGGGACTTCGCCATATAGAAATGGGGGTCGGTCTCGGGGGCGTCCTGCCCGGCAGCGGCGGCGGCTTCCTTGGCGGCCTTGCCGGGCTTGTCGGTGTACTTCCAGAGGTTGCACACCAGGGCGGCGTGCTGGCCCTTTTTCACGCTGTACCCCATGCGCTTCCACTCCGCGAAAGTGTGGAAAGTGTCAGCGGCCAGCATGGCATGAAACACGGCGTCGGGGGTCTCGTCGCTGCCCTCGGCAACGGTGATCTTCACGCCCGCCCGGCGGGCGGCGATCTGCTCGGCGGTGTAGGTGGCGGCGACCAGCTCGGCAAGCTGGGCGGGGGTAAAGTTGGCGCGGACGGTCTCAAAGATGATCTCGTTGTTTGTCATGGTGTTTTTCCTTTCCGGCTCGTTGGCCCGTTCACTGTTGCGTGTCGTTCTGTGCTTTCAGCATACACTGTTGCGTGTCGTTTTGTCAAGCACTTTTTCGCAATTTTTTTCGGGGACTGGGGGTTCCCCCTACGGGGGAAATTTTTTTGAACCGCCCCGCCGGGGCGTTGATTTTCCCCGGCGGCGGTGGTAGAATACAAGCGGCAGGGCGGCGGCGAACTCGCAGCCCGTGCCGTGGTTGAGAGCGTCGGGCCGTGCCTTGGTGGGGTGGCCCGGCGCTTTACTTGTTCAGCAGATCGCGGAGCCGCTGGCGGAACTCGTCAAGGTCTTTGCACTCGCTGGCGAGTAGCAAGAGCCGGAGCCGTTCGGCCTCCCGTGCCTGCTGTACAAGCAATTCGCTTGCTGTTGGCGTGGTCATGTTCACCTCCCCTTTCTGGTCGCCTGGGCCGTGGTGGCCCTGGGCGGTTCGCTGGGCGGCGGGCCGTGTGGCCTCCGCTTGCCTCGGATGATAGCGGCATTTTTCCGGGCCGTCAATAGGGCCAAAACCGTTCCCCCGTCCCCCTTTAGGGGGGACTGGGGAAGTTTTTTTGCACAAATTTCCGGGGTGATTTTTTTGTGGAAAATGCTGTGATTGGGGGATTATAGGGGGCGTATATATCCAGGCTATTAAGATACCAGACCGGGCGCATAAAACCCTCCGCCGGGCGGCTGGGCATGATCGGCGGCAGAACGGCGGCGGGCAGGAACCGGGGCAGGACGGGCGGCAGATCAGCGGGAGACGGCGGCGGCAGATCGGGCCGGGGGTGGCATGGTGTGAGCCGGAACCGTGGGCGGCAGATCGTCGCCGTGGTGGCTGCGGCCTATGCGGGCGCGGGCGGTGGGGCGCACTCATGCAGGCCCAGGGAAGCGCAAGCCGCCAGCAGGCAGAGGGGCAGCAGGAGCAGCAACCAGGAGCCGCCAGCCGGGAGACCGGACAGTAGCCACCGCACCAGGCAGGGGCAGCCCACCACCAGCGGGAGCAGAACAGGCGGCCAAGGCCAGCACCAACGCCAGCGGCCAGGCCGAAGATCACACCAAACGCGCCCGCGCCCTCACCCGCCCGCGCGAAATCGGAACGCCAGCGCCCGCAAAAGGTACTGCTGGGCCGCAGGCCAAGCCTTGCGGGTTCGGAAGCGCAAAATTTTTTTAGGTAAGGGGTCAAAAAATCGCTTCCCCGGGGCCGGGCCGGGAAATAGTTAGGGGGTCAAAAATGCGACAAGGAGCCATCTGGGGCAAGAGTGAGAATAAAAAATGAAGCGCCATGCAAAAGCACGGCGCTTCATTTTTCGTTTTCAGCGGTAAGCCATTCCATTGTAACACCAAGGGCGTGAGCAAATATCTTCAATTCAAAGTCGGCAACCAACCGCTTACCGGTCTCTATGCGGCTGATCGCCATTTGACCCATCTGCAAACCACTGAGCTGCATTTTAATTGCAAGCTCCTCTTGCGTGAGGCCAGCGTTCAGCCGCCATTGTCTTATTCGCTCTCCAGATATATTGCACTTCTTCCCATCGAGGGTATAGAGCCGCACACTGCCACCACCTTTCTGATGTGTTTAATCATCTTTCGCATATTGACGATACCACCTTGTTGCGATATGCTTATAAAAAAGATGATTAAACATTGAATTTATTTTATGAAAGGGCGTGGGTGTATGCCGTTCCGCTTCCATAAGACGATTAAGATTGCACCGGGGGTTAAATTTAATTTTAACAAGAAAAGCGCCAGCATGAGCTTTGGAGGGAAACACGCTGGATTTACGATAAGCCCATCAACAGGCGCGCACATTCGGGCATCGGCGTATGGTACTGGGCTATCATACAGAAAGAAGGTGGGCGGGCAGAAAAAGCGGCGCGTCAACAACGGGACGGCAGAACAAAGGAGACTGCTGAATGATGTGCGGGAGCTGGAAGATGCACTGGAACTGCTGCAAGCCGAAGAAGAACTGGACGCGGCCCTAGATGCCAAAATGGCACCGATTGGG